CAGGTGGCCGAGAACTGCCGGTTCGTGGCGACGCTGGACGACATCGAGGGCGACGCCCTGATGGCCGCCTGGTGGGGGGCGAACGCCGGTTTTTTTATCCGCCGCTTCCGCGAGCGCCGGCTGGCGGAGGCAAACCGGTCGGCGCCATCCGGCTCTACGCAACCCTGATTCGCGCCAACTACGGCCGCACCCCGGACGAGATCGGCCGCCGCTTCACCCGCCGCCAGGTCAACGCGTTCTTCGCCGAGGAACAGGCCCGCGAACGCCGGGAGCGCCGCACCCGCATTTCGGACACCAACGCCGCCATGAACGGCGGCGACCGTGCCCAGAAGCTGCTCCACGACCTTGAGGATTGACCCGCCGTGAACACCCGCACCCTTGACGTCGCGCTGCGCATCGCCGCCGACCTGGACGGTGCGGCGAAGGAAGTCGATGCCCTGAGCGGTTCGCTGGACGGCGTGAAGGGCGCCGGCCAGAGCGCAGCCCAGGGGCTCAACGCCGCGGCCGCCGCCTCCGGCAAGAGCAGCGCCGCCAACCAGGCCAATGCGGCAGCCGCGAAGGCCGCCAGCACCGCGCAAGTCGCGCTGGGCGCCGCGACGCAGAAGACCGCGGCCATCCAGCAGCGCGCCGCCATGACCGCCGGCGAACTGCGCAACGCGCAGCGCCAGCTGCCCATGCAGATCACCGACATCGTGACGGGGCTGGCCAGCGGCCAGCCCGTCTTCATGGTGGCGATCCAGCAGGGCGGCCAGCTGCGCGATGCGTGGGGCGGCATTACCCCGGCGGCGCGGGCGCTTGCCGGTGCGATCTCGCCGGTGGCCATTGCGGTCACCGCCGGCGCGGCCGCGTTCGCCGCCATTGGCGTGGCCGCGTACCAGGGATACCAGCAGATCCGCGAGTACGAGCTGGCCACGATCAGCACCGGCTATTCGGCCGGGGTGACCGCCGGCCAGCTGGCGGACATGGCGGATGAGGTGGGCGCGGCAACCGGGAAGTTCGGGGACGCCGACGATGCGATGGTGCAGCTGGCCGCCAGCGGAAAGCTGACGGGCGAAACGCTGCAGGCGGCGGCGGGCGCCGCGGTCAACCTGGCCACGCTGACCGGCGAGAGCATCGAAAGCACCACCGAGAAAATCATCAAGCTGGCCGACGCGCCTAGCGCGACGCTGGCCAAGCTCAACGAGCAGTACCACTTCCTGACCGCCGCCGTGTACGACCACGTGCGGTCGCTGGAAGACCAGGGCCGGGCGGAAGACGCCACGCGCGTTGCGGTTGAGGAATTCGCCCGCGTGCACGAGCAGCGCGTGCAGGAGGCCGAGGAACGCGCCGGCCTGCTGGAGCGCGCCTGGCGCGGCCTGGGCAGCACCATCGCCGGCATCTGGAACGACCTGCAGGACGTAGGCCGCACCGACGCCGAGTACCGCCTGCAGGCCGCGCAGCGGGCGCTGGGAGACGCGCAGAGCCGCGCCTCGGCCCGCGGCCTGCCCTTCGACCCGGCGCGCTACCAGCAGGCCATCGACGCGGCCCAGAAGCTGGTGGAGGCCGAACAGCGCGGCGCCCTGATCCGCGCCGGCATCCAGGCCTCCGAAGACTTCGAGATCAAGGCCTCCGAAGCGGCCCGCAAGCAGGCCGGCAAGGACCGGGAAGCCGCGGAGAAGAGCTGGGACCAGCGCGCAATCGGCGATCTGGACAAGCGGGCGAAGCTGGAAGAGAAGATCAAGGAAATCCGCCGCGAGGGCGCGCTGCTCAAGAAGTCCGACCAGGAGATCGAGGCGCAGATCGCCAACGCCCGCGCCCGCTACAACGAGAGCCTGCCGAAAGGCCGCCGCACCGGCGACAAGTCGGAGGCGCAGAAGGCCGAGGAGGCAGCGCAGCGCGAGCTGGCGAACTTGCAGAAGCAGATCGAGCTCAACGCCACGCTGGCCGATGGGGAAAAGCGGGTCAGCAACGAAGCGCGGGCGCGCGTTGAAATCCAGAAGGGCGCGTTCCGCTTGTCGAGCGAGGCAACGCAGCAGGCGGTGCTGGCGGCGGCGAAGCAGCTGGACGCGCAGGACGCCGCCCGCGAAGCCACCGAAAAGAAGGCCAGGGCCGACGAGGACGCCCGCCGTGCCTATGAGCGCCTGAGCGTCGAGCTGCGCACGCCGATCGAAGCCGCCATTGCCGGCGTCACCGCCGACATCGAAACGCTCAACAAGGCGCTGGAAAGCGGCGCAATCAACGCCGCGGAATACCAGCGGCAGCTGAGCCGAATCGGCAAGCTGTCGGAAGGCAGGGCACCGTCGCTGCCGGGCCAATTCCAGCAGTCTGGTGGCCCGCTCGGCGATGGGGCTGAGCTGGCGGCATACGCCGTCCGGCTTGACCAGTGGCGCGCCGACGAGATCGCGAAAGCCGATGCCTTCTATGCGGCCAAGGAAGGCGGCGAAGCTGAGCATCTGGCGCGCATAGACGCCATTCAAAGGGAATACGGCGCCAAGCAGGCCGCCTACAGCCAGGCCCAATCCCAGTTCATGCTGGGCACCGCGTCTTCGATGTTCGGCAGCCTGGCGGAGATCGCGCGCAACAGCGCCGGCGAGCAGTCCAAAACCTATCAGGCCCTGTTCGCCCTGAGCCAGGGCTTCGCCGTTGCCCAGGCGTTGATCGCGGTCTACCAGAACGCCGCCAACGCGATGAAGGAGACGCCTTACCCCTACAACATCCCGATCATCGCCGGCGCGATCGCGCAGGGCCTGGCCATCGTCTCGCAGATCCGCGCCGTGCAGCCCACCGGCTACGCCGACGGCGGCTATACCGGCCCAGGCGGCAAGTACCAGCCCGCCGGCATCGTCCACAAGGGCGAAGGCGTGCTGAGCCAGGAAGACATCCGCGCGCTGGGCGGTCCCGCCGCCTTCTACGCGCTGCGCCACGCGATCCACAACGGCTACGCCGACGGCGGGCTGGTCATGCCCACGGAGCGCGCCGAGCCGCTCGCCAGGCTGCAGGCGCCGTCCGCGTCGCCGGTGAACATGCGCAACGCCATGCGGCTGTACCTGTACCAGGACATTGACCAGCTTGCCGCCGCGGTGATGAGCCACCCGGCCACCGAAAAGAAGCTGATCGCCACCGTCGGCGACAACGGCCAGGCGATCCAGGCCAGCTGGGGGAATGGCTGATGCCTTGGGTGCCGATCGGCCTGGCGGCCTACCGCGCGGCGTTCTACGCGTACTCGCAGAACCCCGATGTGCATATCAGCATGCGCGATAGCAGGGTGACCTACGCGGCTACCAGCCGGGACAACGTGTCCGCGTCCTACAGCGTTCGCGTGGTCAGCAACCACTTCCCGAGCAGGCAGGTCAAGTATCGGATCACGGTGGAGAATTACGAGGCCGCCGACTCAGCGGGCAAGGAAGGGCTCTGGTACTCACCAGCGTACTTTGTGGTCTACCACAGCCCGGTCATGCCGCAGCCCTTCATCCAGAAGAATCTGGCCGCGCCCTATGTCGACGGCGAGGGCGATCCGTCCATGCCCAGCAATGACCCGGTGATGGAGTGGATCCCGTCGCCGGTGATCGTCGACACGCCGATGCAGTATTTCGTCTACCGCGGTTCCTACACGGGCGAAGTGCACCTCCCGGCCGATGAAACCGACACGGCCTGGTCGCACTTCATCGAAGTGTGGGTGGACGACGACATCCTCGCCGCCGGCGGTGGCAGCGGCGGCGGCGGCGTGAGCCCCGCCGGTGATGGTCGCCTCTGGCCGTTGACGCCGGACTGGAGCGAACCCGTCACCGAAGGGCTGGCGTGGGGCACCAGCGTGAACGTGGCCAGCGCCACCGGCGTGTCCGTGCACGAGGCCTACCAGCTCGGCCCGCAGCGGTCCTTCACGTTCGAGGCGGCCGCGGCGCGGCGCGGCGATCGGCAGCTGGCGGATGCGCTGCTGGCCGGCCATCGCGGCGCCTGGCTGTTGCCCATTTTCCCCGATGTGCAGCGCCTCACGTCGGCGGTGGACGCCGGCGACGAGTACATCCCCTGCAGGACGGACGGCTTCGACTTCGTGGCCGGCGGCCGCGCGGTGCTGTGGGCGTCGCCAACGCAATGGGAGCTGGTGTGGGTGAGCGAGATCGACCCGGCCGGGCTGGCGCTGTCCGGCGCGCTGGCGGGCAACTGGCCGGTGGGCACCCGCCTGTACCCCGTGCGTCGCGCACGCATCCAGGACGGCTCCGAGGAGCGCCTGCTCACCGACCGGGCCAGCCGCCGCAAGCTGGCCTTCGACATCGCCGAGCCGTGCGATTGGCCCGCGCTGGAATCGCTGCCGGAGTACTTGACCCACCCTGTGCTGGAAGCGCGGCCGGATGAGAGCGAGGCGCCCACCGCGTCCTACGCCCGGCTGCGCCAGGGCTCGAACTACCCCGGCGCGCAGCCGTTCGCCTACGACCTGGCCGACCAGGCGCTGCGCGCCCAGAGCACGGCGTGGAAGCTGGTGGGCCGCGCGCGCCACACCTGGCACCGCTCGCTGCTCTACCTGCTGGCGGGGCGCGCGACGCCGGTCTGGCTTCCCAGCTTTGCCGCGGACCTGATCCCGGCGGCCGCAGTGGCAGGCGGCAGCACCGCGCTGAGCGTCGAGTGGGCCGGCTACACCCAGCTGGGCAAGGGCCGCCACAACCGCCGCGACCTGCGCATCGAGCTGGTCGACGGCACCGTGCATTACCGGCGCGTCACGGACGCCGCGGAGGCCGGCGCAATCGAGACGCTGACGCTGTCGGCCGCGCTGGACTCGGCTGCGATCGCGCCGGCGCAGATCCGCCAGGTGTCGTTCATGGCGCTGTCGACGCTGGCCGGCGACGCCGTGGAAATCACCCACGTCACCGACGCCGATGGCACGGCCACCGCCACCCACGGCTGGCAAGCGGTGGTGCCGGATGTCTAGGTTCGGCGGCAAGGGCGTGCGGCTGTTCCGCTTCCAGCTGCAGAACATGGTGTGGCTGCTCGCGCAGGCGGATCGCGTGGTTACCACCGGCGATTCCGTCTGGATGCCCGCCGGGATCGAGCGCGACGAGATCAAGCAGAACAACGAGCGCGCCCAGGACAAGCTGAAGATCCGCATGGACTACCTGCGCGACAGCTCGGCCCCGGTGGGCATGCTGCCGGCGACGCAGGGGCTGGGCGACGTGTGGCACCCGTATGTGCCCAGCAGCACCGTGCGCGTGTCCTGCTACACGCTGGACGCCGCCGGCGTGTTGAACCACGACTGGTCCGGCGAAGTCCGCCAGCCGAAGTTCACCGACCTGGAACTGGAGCTGACCTGCGTACCCGGCAACAGCCGGGGCGAGGCGCGCAACCAGGGGATGAAGTTCCAGCGGTCCTGCTCCAAGACCGTGTATTCCACCGGAGTGCGCGGCTGCAATCTCAACCCGGCGGCCTTCACCATCGCCGCGGTACTCACCGGCGCCAGCGGCCTCACGCTGACCGCCGCCGAGTTCGCCACCGCGCCGCATTCCCTGCTGCAGGGCTGGCTGTCGTGGACGCGGCCCAACGGCATCGTGGAGCGCCGAACCATCATCCAGCACAGCGGCAACCAGGTGCGGCTGCTGTACGGCGGCCAGGGGTTGGCCAACGGTCTGGCCGTGACCGTGCTGCCGAACTGCCCCGGCACTTTCGCGGCCTGCGCGGCGCGTCGCGCGGATCCGGAACTGCACTACAGCGGAGCGATCTACGAGCCGATCGAGAACCCGCATGAGGGAGGCTCGATGTCATGGGGCTGATGGCTGCCATCCCGATGCGCTGGCGTGGCCTTGTGGCCCTTCAGGCGCTGCGCCTGCGCTACTGGTATCTGGACACCGACGCCGGCCGCCACGCGCAGCTCTGGGCCTTCGCCGGCGCGTTGCTGCTGTTGCTGGTGCAGATCGTGCGGATGGCGGTTGCCGCGGCGTTTCCGGAGGCGCGCCCGGAGCCGGCGCAGGCCGTCTACTGGTGGGTGGTGCAGCTGGTCATTGCCGTGATCTCTGCGGTTATCGCCTACGCGCTGCGGCCCAAGGTTGAGGCGCCGAAGCCGGGCGAGGCCGACATGCCCACCACCGAAGACGGCCGCGCAGTGCCCGAGGCGCACGGCACAGTCTGGATCGAGGACGAGTTCATGTTGGCCTACAAAGTGGTCGGCCGCGTGCCGATCAAGAGCGGAGGCAAGAAGTGACTGGCCGCATCCACATGCGCCACGTGCGCCAGCTGCGCGGCCGCGGCGTGACCTGCGCCCCCGGCATCCGCGCGTGGTGCGCGCAGCACGGCGTGGATCTGCGCCAGCTGGCCAGCGAGGGCCTGCCGGTGGAAGTGGTGGAGCGCATCGGCGGGCCGTTCGTGGAGCGGCTGCTGGAGATCCAGCGCACGGAGGCGCAGCGCGATGGGCGGTAAGAACAAGAAGGTCACCACCGGCTATTGGTGGGAAGTGGCGCTGCACGACGGCCTGTGCCTGGGCCCGCTGGATGCGTTCCTGGAGTTCCGCCCCGGCACCAAGACCGCGTGGGCTGGCCGCGTCACTGCCAGCACCACCATCAACATCGACCAGCCCGACCTGTGGGGCGGCGAGAAGGACCAGGGCGGCGTGGTCGGCCCGCTGGCGGTGATGTTCGGCGAAGCCGACCAGCTGCCCAACGCCTACTTGACCGGCGTGTTCGGCAACCAGACCGTTGCCTGGCGCGGCATCGCGACAGTCGCCCTCGAGGGCGCCCGCTACGGCGCCAACAACCCGTGGCCGCACAAGCGCGCGTACAAGGTGGAGCGCATCAAGCAGGGCTGGGATGCGGGGTGCTGGTACGAGTCGAAGGCGGCGGTGCCGATCATCAAGGGCGGAGGCGAGACCGGCGGATCCATCTATCCGTTCAAGATCGGCCAGCGTGTGGTTGTCACATCGCCGACGCTCAATGACCCCGGGATGTGTACGCTTCAGATGGCCCTTAACCAGGGTTTCAGCTACACCGAAACCGACGAGTTCCTCTGGTTCTGGCGCACGAACGAATCCGGGCTTTCCTTTGTGAAAACCGGCGGCGAAAGCAACGCCGATGCAGTCGCGCTGCTGGTCACTCAGGGCCTGCAATACCACGAAACAGCGCTGCTGAAGTTCAGCAGCGGCGAGCTCTACATGATCGTGTTGACGCCGACGCTGGATCCTCCGCCGGCGCTGCCCGGTACCGTTTGGGGCAACGACGGACTGGGGGCGCACCCCACCGCGCTTGGTGGCGCATACATGTGGGGTCAGCTCCTGCACGCTAACTCGGCGGGTCCGGAACTCGATGTGTCTCTGTACGCCGAAAATCCCGCCCACGCCATCGTCTGGGCGCACACGCAGGAGCACTGCGGCGCGCAGCCGCTGGCCACGGTGAACGCCGCCAGCGCGCAGGACGCGGCGGACTGGTTCTACGCGCAGGGCTTCGGCATCTGCACGCTGCGCTACCCGGACAAGGAAAGCGCCGCCGAGTTCATCCGCCGCATCGAGCGCGTGGCCGGCTGCAGCTGGACCCAGAACCGCGCCGACGGCCAGTGGTACATCGACATCGCCAACGGCCAGTACACGCTGGCCGATCTGCCCATCCTCACCGACGACGACATCGTCAGCTTCGAGGAAGTGCCCACCGTCCTGGATGAGGCGGTCAACTCGGTCAGCGTGAAGTACTTCGACCCGCAGCGAAAGGAAGCCATCACCACGCCGCCGCTGCGCGCGATGGGGCTGGTAGCCGAGTTCGGCACCATCCACCAGACCTACGAATTCCCGGAGCTGCCCACCGACGCACTGGCCAACCGCGTGGCCAACCGCGAGCTGCTGGCCCGCTGCACGCCCACCCGCGTGTTCAACCTGGTCACCATGCGCAAGACCGCCGGCTGGCGGCGCAACACCTATTTCCGGCTGCAGTCGCCGAAGCGCGGAATCAGCGACATGGTGTGCCTGCTGGCCGAGGTGAACGACGGCTCGCTGAAGTCAGGCGCAGTGCAGATCAAGGCCACGCAGGACATCTACAGCCTGCCGACCACGGTCTACACCGAAACCGAGCAGGGCGTGGACACCCGCCCGCCGTCGGAGCCGGTACCGGCCACAGCGCAGCTGGTGTTCGAAGCGCCCTACGTCGATGCGGTGGCCGCGCTGCCTGCCGCCGAGTTCGAGGCGCTGGCTGCCGATGCAGGCTTCGCGGTGGGCGTGGCCGCCAACCCCGGCGGCATGCTGGACTTCACCATGCGCGTGGACGCCGGCGCGGGCTTCGCCAACGCCGCCACCGGCGACTTCTGCAAGACCGCCACGCTGGCGGCGGACCTGCCCCCGCAGCAGCAGACGGCCATCGCGCTGGCCAGCGCATCCGGCCTTGCCGGCGTGGAAGTTGGCAGCGCATGCATCGTCGGCGCGGAATGGTGCCGTGTGGATGCGATCGACACCGGCGCCAACACCATCGCCCTGGGCCGCGGCTGCGCCGACACCGTGCCCGCGTTGCACCTTGCCGGCACCCGGATCTACTTCTACGCATCGGCTGCCGCCGCCGACCCCACGGAATACACCGACGGCGAAGCCATCGACATCAAGCTGCTGCCGCGCACGGGGAGCAAGCTGCTGGCCGATGCGGACGCCACCTCGTTGCCGCTGACCTTTGCGCGCCGGCTGGCACGGCCTTACCCGCCCGCGCAACTGCAACTCAACGGCGTTTCAATCTTCGAAGCGTCCACCGTAGACCCGGGCGCGGGCGGTGGCGGTGGTGGCGGCACTGGCGGCGGCGCAGACCCCGGCGGCGGCGCCATTCCCTCCACGGGCCCAGCGGTGACGCCAGAGGGCACGCCGGCTTCCACCGCGCTGGGGCCGAATGGCGGCTATGCAGATGACGCGGCCTATGCGCTGCCGCTGCCGCCGCACAGCCCGTCCACCTCACTGATCGCGGATGGCGACTTCGCCGGGACCGATTCGCTGGCCCCGTGGTCCACGGCAAGTGGCGCGGCGCCCGGTCCTGAGTGGAGCCTGGAGAGCGACGGCGCCGGAGGCAACCGCGCTCGGTACGCCGGCACCGGAACGGACCTCTATTACTACTCGCAGACCTACCGGATGCCGAGCCAGCCGCTGCCGCGCTACGAGCTCCAGCTCAGCGCTTCCATGCAGGCAGAGCCCGGTATGCGCGTGACGGTAGGGTTCTTCACTGGCTTGAGCACGAGCTCCGTCAAGGCGCTCAACTACGAGGGCCCGTTTGACGCCCCCGGCGCGCTGACCGTGTCCAAGAACCTGGCCGGCAGCGGGTGGTTCGACAAGGCGGTGAAGGTGCTGCCCACCGGGCAACACGTTGCGAAGTACGCCACACCGATGGTGGTGTTTGAGAAATCCTCCGGGCTGGACGTGCCGAGCGCGGGTTGGTTCGACAAGTGCTACCTGTACGCCACCAAGATCGACCCGGCCGCGACCGCGCAAACCTTGGCGCACCTTGCCTTCGATACGGGGCTCACTGGCTGGACACTGCAGCCCGCGTCGGATGCGGGCTCGCCCACGCTGTCGGCAACCGCCGGCGTGCTGGCGATGTCGCCCACGGGCGCGCAGCGCACCTACCAGAACGTCATCTGTGATGACCCCATCGACCTGGCCGACGCCGTTGGCAAGTACGTGGGCATCACTGCCGAGTTCTGGAGCGACGACCCCGCCGCCGCCAGCGGCGTCACGCAGAACGGCGTGGCGCTTGGGATCATCGCCAAGGACAGCGTGGGCGGCACCTATGCCGCCGCGCCCATCCTCGGCTGCTCCTACCAGCGCGGCGACTTCACCGAGCGCGAGGTGTGGATCCGCGTGCCGGAGATCGCCGGCGTGACCTGGCACCTCTGCGCCAGCCTGCGCGCGGCCACCGGCAAGGCGGCCAAACTGCGCGCGATCAACGTGCGCGTCACTGACACGGTGGTGGACTGATGGCACTCACCCTGGGCTGGGTTCCCCGCAACCGCGACCTGCAGGCAGACCTGCTGGTGGACCACTTCGCCGCCGGCACCACCGCGCCCGCCGGCTGGGCCGTGGTGGTGGAGTGGCGCTTCCGCGCAACCAGCGGCGACCCGTGGGGCGCGCCCACCATCCAGACCGTTGCACCGCCCGCGCTGTCGGCGGAATACACGCCGCCCGGCGACGGCTTCGTGCAGGTCACCTGCTACGCGATCGAGGGAGGCCTGGCCAGCTGGCAGGGCTACGTCGCGGAGTGCGCAGTTTCTGGCGGCGTGCCGATTACCCCCGAGCCCTACGTCGACGAAGCCGCGCAAGGCTACGTCGACGAGCTTGGCAACCAATACGAGGATCTCTGACATGGCTGTACGTTGGAAAGACAAGGGCAAGCTGGCTGCGCTGGCCGGAACGGAGCGCATGCCCGCGACCAGCATGGACGGCGGCGCGAAGCAAGGCGGCGGCGCGGTAGCGGCGGCAGAGGACATCCACCTCACGCCGGATGACCTGCGCGGCTTTGCCACGAAGGTGAAGATCGTCACGGAGATCGTGAGCGGGGTCATCACGCCCGCCGGCGACACCGACGAACTCCGCCCGCCCGCATTGACCGCCGCGCTGACCATCGCAAACCCCAGCAGTGCGATGCGCGACGGCGACGGCTTCACCATCGAACTGATCGACGACGGCGTCTCGCGCGCGCTCACCTGGGGCAGCAAATACGCCAACCGCATGGGCACGCTGCCCGCGGCAACCACCGCCGGGAAGCGGCACTACCTGGGCGTGAAGTACGTCGCCGCCGACGACACGCTCTACTGCATGTACGCGCAGGTCCAGCCGTGAAGCCTTGGGAAATGATGCAGCGGTTCGGCGCGGTGTCCGCCGGCGGCGGTGGTGGTGGCGGGGATGACCCCTATTGGGCAAGCGTCGTCTCGCTGCTCAACTTCCCCGGCACGGACGGCAGCACGGCCATTGTCGATGCGAAGGGCAAGACGTGGACGGCCTACGGCGATGCGCAGATCGACACGTCGCTGGGCTACAACACCTGCCAGTTCGATGGTGCCGGGGACTATATCGAAACACCGCACAGCGCGGATTTCGTGTTCGGCACTGGCGACTTCACGATTGAAGGCATCGACATCATCAACGCATTCGGGGCAGACCCGCAGGCTCTGTGGGAGAAGCGCAGCACCGGCTTCACCACTGGCGATCTGATCGTATATTCGATGCCGGATGGTGGCTTCAACATTTATGCCTATGACTACAGCACCGGCGCACTATTTTCGAATTCCGGCCTCGCTACTGCAGGGGTTCCATTTCATTGGGCGTGGACTCGCAGCGGGACGACAATGCGCTTTTGGTTCAACGGCGCGCTCATTAGCAGTGTCACCACATCCGCCTCGCTGGTGTCTGCTTCGACGCCGGTCACCATCGGCAAGGACAACGCTGGCGGCGGCCGGTTCTGGGTCAATGGGCGTTGCCGCGCTCGCCGGGTGACCAAGGGCGTGTGCCGCTATACCGCCGCGTTCACGCCGCCGGCGGCCCCGTTCCCGGTGGCGTAACGGGGTCAGGTGCACTTAAGAACAGGGCGACGAGCCGATGCCGGCAAGCATCGACCCGCCGCCGCAACGCACGCGATCTCACCGCGTGGAATTGGCCGAGGCCCTGCCGCTCCCGAGAGCGCAGCCATCCTCGGCGATGACCATCGCAGGAGTTGAGACTGTGCAAAACACGCAAGACGCGCCCGCCCAGGGCCGCGCGGCCAAGGCACCGCCGGGCCGCAACCGCTACCGCTACCGCCAGCAGTTCGGCATCGTCGTGATCTGCGACAACGAGCGTGCCCAGGAGGCCGCCTACAAGCGCTTGCAGCGCGCGGGCTTCAAGAAGCTCAAGGTGGTGACCGTATGAAGATCTCGGTCAACCACAGCTGCGCCGACTTCGACAGCTACCGCGCCGCGCGGGTGAAGTCGCTGTTCAACTGCGACAGCGGGGCCAACTTTCAGATCGAGGCCGACCTGCCGATCGATGACCCGGACTGGCGCGTGGGCGTCGTGGTCGGGCCGTCCGGCTCGGGCAAGACCAGCATCGGCAACCAGGTGTTCGGCCCCCGCGCGGTCTGGCGGCCGCGGTGGCCGAAGGATGCGCCCATCGTCGATGCGATCGCGCCGGCGTCGGAGTTCGATTCCGTGCCCGCCGCGCTTTCCGCCGTGGGCCTTGGATCAGTGCCGGCGTGGCTGCGCCCCTACCACGTGCTGAGCAACGGCGAGCGCTTCCGGGCGGACCTGGCCAGGCTGATCGCCGAGCGGCCGGCGCGCGCCGTGGTCGACGAGTTCAGCAGCGTGGTTGACCGCCAGATTGCCCGGATCGGTGCGATGGCGTTCGCCAAGGCTTGGCGGCGCGGCGCTGGCCAGGCCGTACTGCTCAGCTGCCACTACGACGTGCTGGACTGGGTGGAGCCGGACTGGATCTTCGACACGGCCAAAGGCACGTTCGAGCGGGCGGAAGCCGGG